GCAAACTTCAAATGGGTCGTCAACATACTATGTTGTAAATGGTTCTACTCCAGACAAAAATATAAATATTGCAGGAGGTTCTGCAGGATTAGCCGTAATGCTAAATCCAACAACAAACGTAGGATATTATTTTGAAATAGCAGCACTCGGCCTAGGAAATTTATCAGAAAGCGATAGAGAAACAGTTAGTAACGTTTTCTTTTATAAAGTAAAGTCTAGCAACGGAAAGGCTATACCAGTAGGGCTGTGGGACGGAATTGCTGAAATCACCGTAGATGACGGAAGGTTCACTGGCCAATCAAGAATGTTTGCTGAGGAAAATCCAACGGTATATGACTTAGCGGTAGAATATGAAGACATAGGAAAGACAAGAAGATTCTATCTATACATGAATGGAAGACTAATAAAGACAGTAGACGATACTGATCCACTTCCAGCATATACTAACATAGCACTATTCACAAGAGGTTCTTCTAGAGCGATGTTTGAAAATGTCTATGCTTTGTCAAATAACTACTCTCAGAATACCTCATTCTCTTTGGGAGCACCCGTTAACTCTGTGTTTGGAGATACAGAGATTGATGCAAATGAATCGTTTAGAAAATATGCGCTTAGTGGTTTGATACAAAATACCTACTTGTCTGGGATTGGTTCTGCTGAGCCTCCAAAATATAACATTTATTTTGAAGAGTTTGGTAGCATTATGAGGGAAGCAGCAGTGTTTAATTTTAAATATGATAAAGCATATCCAGCATTGACTGCAAAAATTTCTCCAACATTTAACAGAATCAAGGGCTATGTTGTATCTGGGTTTAGGGCAGGTTCATATGGGGCAGAGTTTATGATTTTTAATGCCACAGACACAGCAATAACTTTAGATGAAACTAGCGGAAACTATCTCAGAGTTCAGGGAATTACTTTCACCCAAGAGTCAGACAATAACTTAACTGTTGATGAATACTTTAACAAAAACAGCACTGAGTCAAATCCACAGTTTGTCGCAGATAGACTTCTATCAAATCCCTATAAATTTAAACAAGACTATCAAGACATAAAACTTAGCAGAATGACCTACGGCAAAAAAGACTTTGCTCTTGATACTCCATATATTCAATCACAGGATGAGGCTTCAGGTCTTATGAAGTGGTTAGTAGAAAAAATTACTAAGCCTAGGAAAGCAATAGGAGTTAAAATATTTGCTATCCCTACCATACAGTTGGGAGATATCGTGACACTAGACTACGTAGAAAATGGATCTAACATGGTATCTGACCCAAGAAATAGATTTGTTGTGTACAACATTGAGTTTTCAAGAAGTTCAGATGGACCAGAAATGACTTTATTCCTAAGTGAGGTAGTATAATGACAACAAACGCAACAGCAAATATTCCAAACCCATCAGGCACTGGCAATGACAAAGATGTAAAGATTGCAACGCCTGATCTTATTCTTTATAATGATGACGTTATGTCTATTGAAATAATGACAGACCTTATATTTGAAGACATAGGAGGGTATGAACTTGCAACAATATCTAGACATGATCTAGTAAATGGGCAAGAGGTTATCTACTCTCCAATTAAAAATCTAACAGACCTTTATTTACAGTACAACCCTAATAACATCTTAAGCCTTCAGGCATCAGACTCATTCTTTAAGTCTTTGCCGTTGTCTATATTTAATAATATTCCAGTTTGCGGAACTGGCTATGACCTGATTCCAAAAGCAGGGGAGCCAGACAAGAATAAGTGGACAAAAGTCCCTAACTGTGAGTCAGTATATATAGACCCAATAACTGGAGACCTTGTTATTAATTTAGTTAATATTAAAGATGACGAGCAGGTAGAGGTTCAAATATTGAACAGTGGCAACGTTTTTAATGATACAATACATGATGGGAGTAATTAATGATAACTAATATAGGTAAAAATCTTTTAGCCAAGTACTTGGTCGGACAGACATCTTCATATGCCTCACACATTGCTGTGGGCTGTGGACCCACTCCACTGGCTTCTGACGGGGTGTTTGGAGACTACTCAATGAAAGAATCACTAGACTTTGAGATGTTTCGCATTCCAATCATATCTAGAGGATTTGTTAATGAAGATGGCCTAGATAAGGTTGTACTTACAGCAGAACTCCCAACAGAAGAAAGATATGAAATTACAGAGGTTGGTATTTTCTCCGCTGCATCAAACCCAGTTGCTGGATCTTTTGATAGCAGAAACATTTATTCTTTTGCAGACACAGACAACTGGCTATATCAACCATCTGCGTCTTCTGCGATTGATATCCCAGTAAGATATGAGCCACTAGATGGAGATTCTGAAAACGGAATTATAAATCAAACAGTAAATGTTTTTGAAACAAATGCTGATAATAGAGTCTTTACTCAGTCAGACAGAGTAGCAAGAAACGAAAGATGTAGATTTTTAAATAATATAATCGCAATAGTTGGAAATGATTCTACGCTTACAAAGAATGTTTCAGGAAAACTTGTCATCGGCTCTGGATCTAACTTCATCAGATTAAACGAAACCTCTGTAGATTTTACAAAGAACAGCCCACTAGACGAATTAAGGCTGGCATTTTCTGTTGTTAATAAAGTTGCAAACTCTAACACCGTTCCAGACAATGTTAAGATTCTGGTTGAGTTTTCACACCCTGGTTTAAACTCCACACAAGAGTATGCTAGGCTTGAGATTGATATAGACGATCAGGCTTACAGCGCTGGCACATCAACAGACAAAAGAAATTTTGCAACAAATAGATATGTGGTTGCTAAAAAAACTCTTCAAGATTTAAATAAGACAAGCAACTTTGACTGGAGAGAGGTTAACGTAGCCAAAATTTACGCATGCGTAACAGAGGCTGGTTCTCCATCAAATCTTTTCTATGTCTGTCTTGATGGGCTAAGATTAGAAAATGTAACATCCACAAACTCACTGTATGGACTTACTGGGTATTCGGTAATTAAAAGTCCTGGAGCAAAACCAATAATTAAGTCAGCAAACACAACAAACTATATTGAGTTTCGATTTGCACTGGATGTTGGATAATGGCAGATAAAGGAATCAAGAATGTTATAATCAAGAAGAGTCTTCTTGGCAAAGTAACATCTTCAAACGAGAGAGTTGCAAGGTTTAGAATTATCACAGAAGATAAGAACAGAAAGTCTGCATGGTCTCAAATATTTTTGGTTGACTCTCAAGCAGTAGCGGTTCTTCCTGGAGACATAAATGTTGTAGGAAATACTGTTCTAGTAAACTGGTCTACTGGAGATGTTTCTGTTCAGATAAACTATGATGTTTTTGCATCCTTTGATGGCGGAGATTTTAAGTTTATTGGAGTTTCAGGAAACACAAGTTATTCGTTTTTAAAAAGTGGAACTACTTCTGTTAGAGTCATTGTCCAAATATCCTCAATAAAGCCAGAATTAAACCCTTCTGTAAAGGTTTATGATTCTGGAATCGTCAGTCTGGTATAATTAGTATATGGCAATTTTACCTGTTCCTGAGCGTGGTCAACCCCTAGACGTAACATATATATATCAGATTGTTAAGGCTATTAATGATTTATCAACCCAAATATCTCCATCAACATATAAGTATGTAACAGTAGACACGCCAAATGCTGGAAAGCAAAGCGTTAAGGCATCTGAGGCAAGAGTTATTGGTGGATACGTACAGGTAACAACAAGCACAACACAGACTGCAGGATCTTCTCAGCCATTTGCTTATGACTTTCCAAGTGAGTTTAAGTTTGCCCCAGTTGTAACAGCAACCCCAGTAAACGTTGGAAACACAGATGCAGGTAAAGATGTAACGGTCACACTAAAAAGTGTATCAACCTCAAAGGTTGAAGGGGTAGTAAAGTTTAATGCTGGAGGCGACACAAGTATTGGTATTAATCTAGTAATTATTGGAATACCAAATTAATGATAAAGTGTACAAAATGTAAAGGAAGAATGTTTGTAGACAGACAATATACAGAAATTAACAATATTGAAATCTATTGCATTCTTTGCGGAGACAGAAGATTTTTTCATCCACCAAGCAATTCTCAGGAGGGCCAATGGTTACTAAAAAAGGAACAATTGAGAGCGAAAAATACAATGAGTCACCTGTAATACCAGGGAACAAAAAGGTTTGGTTCTTAAACGGGGACCTAGTAAGAGTTCATCATCTAAACAGATCTAATGGTATTATGTCTGTTTATAATATTATAAAAGATCAAATTGAAAGTTGTCTAATTAGTGATTTTAAAAATAAAAGAGAACGAGCATATACTGTAGGTCAGACTGCTGATTTGGTTAATCGTCACAAAAAATATATGCCAGACCTCATGAAGCGTGGTGTTATTCCATTTCCAACGGGATCACAAAAAGGCGGAAAGACAGGCTGGCAAGTAAGGTCATACTACTCAGAGTCGCAAGTAAGAGCCATTCGTGATATACTTGCTTCACACCATATTGGCAGACCAAGAAAAGATAAACTAATTACAAATGATATTACGCCCAGCAAGCAAGAGTTGACACGCAGAATGGGCGATGGTATACTTACATATACGAGAACTGAAGATGGACGGTTTGTTCCAATTTGGAATGAATCTATTTAACGAAGGGTATAACATGGAAAACGAAACAACAAAGGTATCAGTTACACTAGGGTACACACTTAATCTAGGAAATTTTCAATCACTACGGCTTGACCTTGGTGTTGTAGACTCAAAGCGTGATGGAGAAAATACAGATCAGGCCTTTGAGCGTGTTTACAAGTTTGTTGAAGACAAACTAACTGCAAAGATTTTGGAAGCCCAATCGGAGGCTGCTGAAGGATAATGGCAGAACGCAAAGACCGCATGGCTTTGCTTTCAAGATACAGCAAGTATCATACCGCAAGGTACGAATCAAAGCCATCCCTTAATCTCAATGTAGAGCAGTGGGCTTCAGATGCCCTTGTAGAGTCATATACATTGCCAGGGTGCTACGATATACTTGAGTATTACTTTTCAGTTGCAGAGAATCCATCTTGGAACTACTTTGCATATAACGCAGAAAAAATATTACAGGCACAAAGAGATAAAGCAAAAGATGATCAAGAGAGAGCAGAGCGTAGAAGAATGGCAAAGGAGTGGCTAAGTGAATAACACAGAGGCAAAACTACTTACGGCTGTATTAAATGATAAGCAGATACATGTTCTTCTTCAGGCCAACGTTGACAACCTTTTAAGAACACATGGGGACATCTGGAATTTTGTAAGACTTTACTTTGAAAATAATTCAACCCTTCCTCCAGCGGAACTTGTTACTGAAAAGTTTAGAGACTTTGAGCCAGTAGCAGGAGTAGGAGCAACTAAGCACCACCTTGAGGAACTTCAAGGAGAGTATCTTA